AAACCTTTTGTATCTTTGGCAGCTAACGGGCACGTGAAGATAGTAAGAGGCGACTGGAATGAAGATTTTTTGAATGAGTTAGAGTTTTTTGACGGAAGTAGAAATATAAAAGATGACCAAGTGGATGGTACAAGTGATGCTACTAACGAGCTTGCGAAACAGATGCATATTCCAAGTTTCTCTATTCCAAGTATGGAACAAGCCTCCCCAATCCCTAGAATTTAACTAAAAACTAAGAATTATAACATATTTTTACTAAAATTACCATATTTATTGAAAATAACACTTGACAAAAAGAAATTATATGCTATAATTAGCAATTATTAATAGGAGATTATATGTCTGAACAAGACGTAAGTACCTCCTTAGCACCAGACGCAGATGCAACAATTCCTAGAATTAAGCTTTCCGAGACAGGTTATAACGGCTTACGTATAACTAACGGTATTATAATCGAAGAGCAAAACAGGGTCTTCAGGGGCTATCAACTTAACAAAGTTGTAGCCGAAATGCGAACTAATCCGGTTGTACAAGCGGCTTTCAATGTCTATCGGATGATGCTAAGTAGAGTAAATTGGACGGTAGAAGCTCCTATTGGCGCTACAACTGAACAACTAGAACGTGCTAAGTTTGTGCAAGGTTGCATGGACGATATGGAAAATTCATGGGGCAGCTTTATTAGCGATACCCTTACATACTTAGAGTATGGTTTTTCAATACAAGAAAAAGTGTTCCGCCGAAGGTTACGCAAGAATGGTAGTAGATACAACGATGGTCTAGTAGGATTAGCAAAAATATCCCCAAGGTCGCAAGACACAGTATATCGTTGGAATTTCTCTGATGATGGTAGACAAGTGGATTCTGTAGAGCAGTCTCTATCTATCCTCCAGTACACAGACCAATACGAACAACTGGCAAATACAAATAGAAATACAATCCTGATACCTAGAGAGAAGTTTATGCTGTTTACAGCAGATGCCACTAAAGGCAACCCTCAAGGTACTAGTCTGTTGAAAGGTGTATACTTAGCTTACAAGCGCTTAGAGTTGATGCAAGATCAAGAAGCATTGAATGTAGCTAAAGATGTTAGTGGTATTCCTTTTGCAAGGCTTCCTCCTCAATATATGGCACCAGATGCCACTCCAGCAGATGCAGCAGTATTTGTAGCTACACAAAATATATTAAATAATATATCAGAAGGCAAACAACGAGGGATTGTATTTCCTTCCATGTTTGATCAAACATCTGGACAAGATATGTTTAGCTTATCTTTACTAGAGCGTAAAGGAATTCCTTCCACAAATATTGACGGAATTATTAGACGCTATCAAACAGATATTCTAACTGCTCTTTCATGTGATGTTATTCGCATGGGAAATGATTCTACTGGCAGTTTTAGTTTAGCTTCAGAAAAGTCAAATCTTCTCTCGTTAGCATTAGACCACAGATTAAAAGAAATAGCAAACGTTTTAAACTTAGAGTTGATTCCTCAGATATTTGCATTGAATGGCTGGACAGATGAAGTGCTACCTAAGTTTGTTGCTGGAGATGTTAATGATATTTCTCTAGAAGAGTTCAGCGTATTTATTCAACGTGTTAAAGCAGTTGGCATGATCGAAGTGGACAGAGCATGGCTGAATCTGGTTAGAAAAGTTGCTGGTATCCCTCAGTTACCTGCCGATGAGCCTGTTAATGTTGAAGCACTCAATCTAGGAGCTTCACAATCTAAATCTGGTCAAGGGATGGCTTCGGAAACTGGAGGCTTAAATGGCACAGGGAATAGTGTGAGCACTGTAGATAATAGTGTTGCAAATAACTCAAACGCAGCATAAAGGAAAATAATGTCGCATAAATTATTAAGATTTACAGAGGGCATGTTTTCTCGCCCTCACTTGATAACTCAGGCAGGATTTGATTTTGCTGCAAGTTATCTGATTAACAGAAACAAGTATGGACTGATGAAACTTGATTCAGTAGAAGATGATGATACTGAAGATGAGGATGATTTTGATCCAGAAATAGGTATTGGTGTTATTCCGATGTACGGCCCCCTGACCTATAAACCAGTCTATGGAATGTGTGGCGAAGTAGGATGCTCTTACGAGACTATTATAGATCAAGCAGAAGATATGATTGAGGAAGGTATTCAGATCATAGTCTTGGATTGTGATTCTCCTGGAGGGGAGGGCTATGCAGCTTTTGAGACAGCTAATCAACTTCGTGCTTTATGTGATGCTAATGATGTCCAGTTGTATGCTTATAACGATGGTTGTATGGCTAGTGCTGCTTATGCTATCTCATGCGTGGCTGATGAAGTCATATGCAACCCTTCAGCAGAAACAGGCTCAATAGGCGTTGTAATTTCATTAATGAATTATTCCAAAGCTCTAGAAAACGCAGGAGTAACTAGAACCTTCATTACAGCAGGGGACTCAAAAGTACCTTTCGACGATAGTGGAGATTGGAAACCAGAATTTATAGATGATCTTCAAATGAAAGTATATGCTCTCTATGAAGATTTTGTAAATCACGTTGCTGAATACACAGGTATATCTGTTGAAGCAATTAAGAACACTGAAGCTAAAACTTTCATGGCTCAAGATGCCTTGAGTCTAGGCTTGGTTAATAAAGTTATGACACGTACAGAGTTTAGTACGTACATAGGAGAAAAGCAACAGGAGAATATGAATGAAATCTAAATTGCTAGACAGTATTAAGAAAGCCGCTTTCGGCACTGATAAGGAAGATAAAACAATGACCACAAAAAACGTAACTGAGCCTGTTAAAGCTCTTGAGGCTGTAGCTCCAGAAGTATTTGCAGCATTGCAAGCAGAAGTAGTAGAGAAAGATACTCAATTATCTGCTTTAGCAGGTAAGGTAGCAGAGCTAGAGAAGTCTTTGACTCAATTTGCAGAAGCTAAAGCCGCTTTGGAAAAAGAGATTCAAGCTAAACGTTTGGAAACTCGTAAAAATGTAATCGTAGAGGCTGTAGGCACTGCTAAAGCTGATGCTCTATTGGCAGCTACTGATTCTTTAGATGACGCAGCATTTACTGCTGTAGTAAGCGCATTAGGTATGAGCATGGAAGCAGAGGCTAAAACTCCTGCATTTAAAGAGGTTGGTGTGGATGCTAAGGCAGATGCAGTAAAAGTAGATGAGCAAGCTAATTCTGACCCTGGCGCAAGCTTAGCTAAGAAGTTGGAACAAAAATATCACGGTGCTAAGTAAGTAGCACAAATTTAACTTAAAAGGAAATAAAAATGACAGTTATTGCTACTGAAACCGCACGGATTGGTGCTCTAATCAAGCAGATGGATGCTCCCCATGCTCCAGAACTATACAACGATGTTGTAACAGTTAACGAAGCTTCTCAACAAACTTATGCTGTAGGTACAGTGTTAGGTAAAATTACCGCATCTGGTAAATATATTATCTGCAAACAAGCTGCATCTGATGGCTCTCAAGTACCTGCTGCTGTGTATATTGGTGATTCTTTCGGTAATATTGGCACTATCACAATTCCAGCTACTACTGATACTAAAGTTGTTGCGATCACTCGCGGCAAAATTGTATTGTCTCAAGCAGCTTTGGTAGTTGATGCTTCTTTCACTGCTGGCGCATTGCTGAATGGTTTGTACGCATCACTTAAGGCTATTAATATTATCTGTGAGCAATCAGTTTAACGAATAATCGTTGAAATTGCAAGATATTTTATAAAATAAATAAAGGAAACAACAAATGATTATTCGTGATCTAGGTAACTCGTTCCAGCTCTCAGATTGGACTCGTGAAGTCAATATTATCCCTAATACATGGGGAACTATTGGCAACTTAGGCATCTTCACTGAAGAGCCTGTAGCAGAGCATGTAGTTCAATTCCAAGAAGTTAATCGTGATTTCGGTTTGGTAGTAGATCGTGTCCGTGGCGACCGTTCCAACTTCAATAAAGACTACAAACGTAAGCTACATACTTTCAGTGTACCACACTTCCCGTTGGATGACGCAATTCTGCCTAAAGATATCCAAGGCCGTTCTGCTTACACTAATTTGTCTGAAGCAGAGACATTG